AGTAGCGAACCTTGAAATAGATCAGCCATTATTTAGCTCCTTTGAGATAAGCCAATGGAGATTTACTCTTTGGCGGTATTTTATGTAGTGGTGCGCTGCGTTTATGTGCGCGAATATTTTCTCTAAATTCATCTAGCACTTTAGCACCAGCTTTATTAGATCCGTTACCTAATTGCGCTACTGTTTCAGCATCAATCACGTATTCACCGTCTGCAAGCATTGCTGGAATATCATCTGACTGACCATCACCAGCACCTTCTACTCGAGCTCCAGCTCTGTAATCATGTCGGCCATCCATAATAGGTACATGGTCTACAATGTTATCAGGATGCATATCATGTGCTAATCCGCCTTGGGCCATTCCTGTACCTGTAGATCTTCTTCTACCAAACCTTCCTAAAAACGAATTAAGAGGGCTTGATGAGCCCAACACTTCTGATGGGTTTACTCTAGATCCATAAGTGTATGATGCATTTCTTACTCTGTTTCTTCTATTTTCGCGCTCTAATTTTTTTTTGCGATCACGTTCACGCTCACGACTACGATCATCATCGTCATCGTCATCGTCACCTCCAGTATTTACAGCTCTAACTAAATTTCCATTAGCGTCATAAATGTTTCCGTTAGCATCTTGATAATACTGTGGAGTTGTTGTTCCGCCAGTTGTTGTACCACCCGTAGTAGTGCCACCCGTAGTGGTTCCTCCAGTGGTAGTTGCTGCTTGAACTAAGTTTCCGTTAGCATCGTAGATATTACCTTGTCCGTCTGTATAGTATTGCGGTGTTGTTGTTCCACCTCCAGTGGTCGTTCCACCACCTGTAGTTGTACCTCCACCAGTTGTGGCGCCACCTCCTGTTGTGGTGCCTCCACCAGTAGTCGTACCACCTCCTGTGGTAGTTCCTCCACCAGTAGTTGTGCCACCGCCAGTAGTATTTTGATTTAAGATAGAATTAATTAATGCAGTCAACTGTTCAGTTGTCATGCCACCAGTTGTTGTTGGAGTTGTTGTTCCACCAGTTGTGCTCATTGCTGGTAAATTAGGTATTGTAGGCTGATATGTTGCGCTACCTAATCCACCTATTGGAGATGTAGTTAATGCATATGGCTGACTATATTCTTCGTAAGGCACAAAATTTGCAGGGCCCATACCAAACGTTGTTGTTCTTGGGTTTAAACCAAGCTCAGACATGTCAATACCTTGGTTAACTTGATTAGTGCTTCCGCCTGATAAGTTACCTAATAGAGCGCCAGCGCCTGCACCAAGAACTAAAGGGTTTGTTACAAGATTGCCAACTGTATCCAATACAGATGTTGTTGTTATTCCGCCATCTGCGTAGCCTTTAACTGAACCACCTTTTTTATACAATGGAGTTGCTAATCCGCCTTTTTTAAAGAAGGATGATGGATCCCATCCGCCGCCTGTGTAATCATCAGACGTACCTGGTTGGTAGCCACCAAAATCAGGATAATAGTTTGTATCATCTGTTGGAGGTGTGTAATAGCTATTGTCATCAGGAGGTGTCCAGTTTTCATATGGATCTGTTGGGTAGTAAAGATCATTGTTTGAGTAATCCCAATCACTACCGCCAACATCAATATCTGGAATTGATATATCTGGAGATTCAAAACCGCCGCCAGTAACACTATATAGCTCGTCAGTTGTAATAACTTGTTGTGGGTTGTTTGCGTTGATCCATGAATCAGAAGATGAAGAATCTTTTACAAAGTAAGTACCACCGCTTTTGACCGCGTAAAGATTACCATCACCATCATAAATGTTTCCATAAGGGTCTTGGAAATAACTTCCAGCTGTTTGATCTGAAGGAGGTGTTAATGTTTCTGAAGGGCCTGCGCCAGTACCAGTTAAATTGCCGCCGCCAATATTTGTATTAGGTTGGGCAATCACATCACCATTAGATGAATTTACGCCTGAAACGACGTAATTAGATTGACCGTTTGATTTGCCATAATATGCGTCAACTTGTGCTTGCGTTGTTCCTTTAGGAAATGCTAGACCGCCAACTGCTCCACTTGCGCCACCGCCAACAGGAGTTCCTGACGGAGTTGCAACACTAACTGTCCCTCCTTGAGTTGGCTTTTTAGGTGCAATTCCAGCAACGTTAGGAGTATCTACAGGTCTAGGGCCTTGTTGTCTATTTCCGCCAGCAGGAGCTCTAAATGCTTTACTTAAAGCTAAACCAGCTAATCCACCCAATAAAGCTCCAGCGGCTGTGTTGTCTGTTGTTTGAGTTTGATAATTTACATTAGGAATGGCACCAGTTCCGCTTCCTGGAGATGTAATTGGAGCGCCAGTTGGTTGGCTCATTAATGGGGTAGTTAAAGTCGTTGCCATATTTATCCTAAGTTCTTAAGCTAGTCGGTAACAAGTTTGGATTTGTTACTGGGGTTAATGTACTAATATCAACTTTCTGCGGAGCAGTGCTTCCTGTGCTCGTTGGAGTGGTTGTTGGTGTAGAAACAGAACCTAATCCAGACTGCTGATTCCCCGATGTTCCAAAGTTAACTGAACCAGTGTAAGGTGTCAAGGTGCTAATATCAACCTTTGTAGGCGCTGTTGTTGAACCTAATCCGCCAGTTGTAGTGCCAGTAGTTCCTCCAGTTGTGGGTAGTCCACCAGAAGGTGTTGTAGGCGTTGTTGGCGTGGTAGGCGGTGTAACAGGCGTAGTTGGGGTTGTAGGTGTTGTAGGGGTTGTAGGCGGTGTAGTTGGTGTTGTAGGTACTATTGGTGTTGTAGGCGTTGTAGGTGTAATAGGTGTAGTAGTTCCAGTTTTTGGGTCAAAGTTAATTGGAGTTAATTTTGTTACATCAACCTTAGTAGGAGGAGGAGTTACAGTAGTTCCGCCGCCTGGAGGTGTAGTAGTACCTCCGCCTGTTCCTGGAGTTGTAGGAGGTGTAACAGGTGGTCTAGGTGGTCTAGGTGGATTTTGAGCTTGTCGAACAGCTCTTCTAGCTGAGTCTAAATCATTACCTAGCAATGCATTAGTAATGCTTGATGTAAGCGCTGTAGTTAATATATCTGCAGGAACAGTCTTTAAAAATGCTTCAATAAAACTTGGGTTAGAAACAGCTGTTTTAGGAACTTCCGACATTAATTCTTTATTTTGTGCAGCGTCTAATTGAGCTTGTAAAATTTTAACTTGCTCAGTATTATATTTTTGAGCTTCTGGAATTGCTGCTTCCAACTCATTATTTTTTGCAATAATTTGGCTTTTAATTGAAGCTACTGTATTCATATCCCCATCAACTAAAGCAGTTTGTAGTCTTGTTTGTAGTCTTTCTATGTCTTTTGTAAGCTGTGTTACTTTCTGATTTGCTGGATCTTGAGGTCTAGAAAGGTTAGGAAACAATTTTAATATTCTGGGTGATGTTGATGGCGCTTGCCCTGTAAGTTGATCAATTTTAGCTTGTATTCTGCTAGCTTCACTACCTCCAAGAAAACCAAGCGGCTTGCGTTTACTACCGAAATCGATACGACCAGAAATATTAGATGGTAATGTACCGTTATAATCTGATGTTCGAATATAACTCTTTATTTCATCCATCTGTGTTTGTAATGAAGTAGCTTTTGCAAGGTCGCCAGATTGTAGTGCAGCTTTTTGTTCTGTGTACAATTCTTGATATTTTGGAACTTCTTCTGAAATAACATATTCTGTATATTGATCTTGAATGTCTGAAATTATTTGTTCATAAGAATCAGATATACCAGACATGTTCGAACTTAAAGTATTAAGCTGATTGTAATCTTGCTTATTGGCATCAATCATTTGCTGTATGAAGCTGCTAGTCTTTTCATATTTCGGATAAGCTACATTGTTAATTTTATCGGCCAATGCATTTGCTTGATCTACTTGTGCTTGAGTATACGTTCCAGAATTAATAGTTGCTTCTAATTTTTTAAATGCTTCAATATCTTTATTAATTGCTTGAGCTTGTGTGTATTGATCTTGTTGTAATGCAGTAATTCTTTGTAAGTTTTGATTCTTGTCTAGTAATGCTTGGGCTTGTGTTTGCGTATTCTTATAATCAGCTGCAAGCTTATCTGATGTTGTTACAGCACTCTTAATGGAATTAAACATCTTACCTAATATATTGCCTGTAACTGAGTTTACTCCAGCGCCTAATGCAGCTTGCTTAATATCATCGCCTGTCACTAATGCAATAGCTCCACCAATGGTTGCAGCACCAGCGGCGTTTTTAATAATGTTAGCAATCTCTCCGTTACCAAGCACATTGCCAATACCATTTATTATAGGGTTGTCGGCAAGGATTCCGCCTTCACCAGTAATGCTAAAATCTTTTAATCCGATAGCGCCAAATACAGATTTTTGAACAGCTGGAGACATCACAACTGGCATTAATCCAGCAGTAAGAATGTTCTTCATGCTTCCACCGTTAAGCGCAGTAATTGCAGCACTACCAACAGACCTAACGGCCATAATTCCCAGATCTTTTGCTATACCTAATTTACCAGCTAATGCAGTTCCTATTCCAGGAGCAAAGTAACTAAGCGCAAATGATGCAATCGCTGGCAGAGGATTTTTAATAATGTTTTTAACGGTATCAACCACACCGCCTACTACGCTTTTTACAACGTTTACTACACCTTTAACGACGCCGCCCATTATTTAATCTCCACTTCAAAGTGATATCCATCAGCTGTTTTTTGCTCTTTAAGTTTAATGCCAGCCATTCTCATAAGTCTAAGAACTGTTGGATTTTCTACTTCACCAACACCTTTTTTATATCCAGCAATTTTTAATGCTTTAAAAAATTCTTGCATTGAAGTTTTTAATTCTTTTTGGTCATCAACAGTAAATAGATGAAGATTTCTTGCAACTGGGGGTGTCACTTGAAAAAATAATAAAGAGTTGCGTCTACGTAATAATCTAAAATTAGGGGATTGTAATCCATGGTACATATAAGCGTATACCTCTTCCCAGTCTACGCCTGGTTGAGTTCTTTCTATGCTTTGTCGCACAATGTCTTGTGTAGACATTTCTTCGTAATTATCGTCTTCGTTTTCTTCTATTAAATTTTTTTGATTTTCTTCCATTATGCTACCCTTTGGTTTACGGCATTAACTAAAGCTTCAGCCCAGTCTTGCCAGTTTTCATAAATGTAAGGGCCTGGTATACCCTCGTTAGCAAAAATATCAATTGCTTTTAACCCTACCGCCCAATTTTTCCACTCATCTTCATCGCCTGGTATTGCTAATTGCTGACCACCATATGCTTCAACCATAAGACACGCCCATGAATTAAAAGTGTGAAATCTTGGATCGTATATGACTGCTAGTGCCATATTAGTAAGGTCTCACGTCACCGACATCTGCGTTCAACATGATGTAACCAGTTTGATAGTTACCACCAAGTACATTACTTTCAAACTTCAATCTTAGCTCTCTTCGTTGTTCACGCATATCAATTTTTGATGTGTCTTGATTAAACGTATATGGGCTTGATGCTTGATCGTCTGATTGGGCGAATGGTCTACCTGTTACAGTTAAAGTCATATTGCCAGTCATAACAAAATCAGGCTCAACACGCTCTAGTCTTAGCCAGTAATTGTCCCCCACTGGAGATTGTTGTGATGGCCCACCTGATACCCATCCCAAATTAGATGTTTCAAAATAACTTTGAACGGCTGTTTGAATAACGCCTGACGGGCCTGTATAGATAGCATCTGTACCAATTTCATGTTGGAATAAAGATACATAGCTCATCAGCGATGTGACTATAATTTCAAAGTCAGTTCCACCAGGAAGCGTAGGCGCAGTTAAAATATCACCAATTGAATAGTCCACACCGTGCGATGTAATAACTACTTGAGTTACAATTCCACCAGCTACTGTAATTGTAGCAATTGCTGTAACGTTTCCATCATTGTTTTCTAACACTTCGTATGGGTAAACTCCGTCTGTATATCCAGAGCCAGCGTCTACAATATTAAATGCGTTAACACCACCAGTTGCATTAATTTCCCAGCTCGCATTAATTGGGTAAGGGAAAACTTGAGAGAAGTAACCAGCTGATCGTCTTGCACCTAAAGCTTGTCCAGCGTCATACCAAACGTTTTCACGAACGTTATAAATAATTACGTCATTGCATTCTGTAGAGTTGCCGCGTGGATAGAACCACCAAATTTCTCCGTAACGAGAAACTTTTGTTGCATAAACTTTTTGACGTTGTGCGTAATTAAGGTTATCAAAGAAATAGTTTTGATTAAATGTATTTGGAATTTCTTTTACAACACCGTTGTATAGCAAGAATCTATCAACGCCACACCAGTAGTAAATACCGTCATACTCGATCACTGATGATGATGAGAGAATAGATGATTGAGATGATATGATATCGTATCGCCAAAAGAACGTAGTTGCAGTGTTACCAGCTGTAATTGTAGTAGGCGCATAAGATACGCGAATAAGGGAGTCAAGAGACCAGAAGAGACCTGAAGGAGCATTAGAACCGCCTCGAACAGGAAGTCCCTTGACTATTTTTGTAGCTGATACGTTTGTTTCGTTGGCGTCTGCTGAAACCCAGTCATCAAGATTTCCTGCAGCACAATTTTTTATAAGGCCATTATTACCGTATACAAATGTATAGGGATGTAAAACTACTACACCGCCTGATACTGATATTTCGTTATCAAAAGTAAATGTATTACTTACTGTTGTTCCTGTGGCTGCGGCTGATATAACAACAGATGTTCCTGTTACAGATACGACTGTGGTTCCAGGAGGTATATTTCCTCCAGAGTCAGTGACTAACTGACCAGGGCCTACAAGAGGATTGATTGCGCCAAGTGTAATTGTAGTTGTTGTATTAGTTGATCCAGCTGCTGTAAATACTCCAATAGGAGATAAGGAAGTTCCGTTAATATCACCACCTAATACACGTGTATCTACTGTGTTATCAATTTTTGCTAAATTTTGTCCAGGATGTGCTACTAGTGTTTGTTGATTTGTTCCGCCTGAATCAAACTCTGAATCCATCTGCCAAAGATTATTATTGTTTGGAGTAAATCCAGTTAAGGTAAAATCTAATATCCCAGAGCCAATACCAACATCGTTAATAGCTACAACTTGAAGTCCATCATTGTATCCACTAAAAATGTTATTAAATCCGTCATTAGGATCAAGAAATATACCGCGGCTAGGGCCTGCTAAAGATGCAGTAATTTCACGGAAGCCTAAAATTTTTCTTGGACGACCACGTTGAAATCTTACCCAACGACCATCTTCATAATAAATTTTGTCGGTTAGCGTACCATCTCTTTGAATGCCAGGCTGGGTATCAAGTGCAAAAACTTTTCTTGTCAATTAAAGTCTCCACCTGAAATGCCACCATCAAAATTTCCTGTGCCAGTGACTTGAATGCCATTGGTGTCAATATTTAACACTTCACTACCAATCACTGTAAATCCAATATTAGTTGCGCCTGGTCTATACATACCAGTTGATGGCTCGTTAATAAAACTTAATGACGGAACACTTTGGCTTCCATCTACAAGCTGAGATGTTGATCCGCCAGCTTGCACTGTGTTAGCGTTATAAAAATTTACACCGTCAGTAATAACTGTTGCTTGTTGGCCTACTGGAATAGCTACTGTAGCACCACCAGGAGTTGCTGTTGTAATAGTTAAAGAAAAACCATTGTCTGTAGTTTGATTACTAATAACATAAAACGCTACTACAGGCGGGTATACAACGGTAACGTTACCTGTAAGATTGCCAACATATTCTTGAATAACAGATGTAGCTTCTTGAGTAGTTAAAACAACGGTGCCAGTTGATACTGATTTAACAAGTGCTGTAAATAAGAAGTTAGGGCTTTGTCCGTAGCCTACAGTAAAGTATTGTGTGCCATCGCACATAATGAATGCTGACTCGTCAGGGTTAACTGTTTTGCTAACTTGCAAGTCAATGGTATCTGGTGAAGCTACATTTATTGTTAATGTACCAGTGCCATTGTTTTTTAAAATACTAAACCAATTGTCGCCTAGAGTAGATGCAAGAGGTAAGTTGACTGTACCAGATCCACCAGTCCACAATTTATTTTGTGCGCGATCTGCTGCTACAAATGTATAGCCAGTAAGGAATGTGTCTACTGGATGTGCTTGATTAAGTGTAGTTGATATGGCAAGTAAACCAAGGCCTGCAAGTTCTGATGCAGTTCCGCCTGATGTGCCCGCACCAAAATCAATAACTCCCCAAGTGCCAGTTGTAGTGCTGTTGTCTGTGACATAAATATAAACTGATTTGCCTGCAGCAACAGAAACAATAGTTCCGCCAGTGTAGTTTCTAACGTTAAATGATGATCCACCTAAGTTACGAATTAATGCATCTTGACCTACTGATACCTGATTTGCAGGCGGCATAGCTAAGTAGCCAGCACCTGGTGTGATATCCATAATACGTGCAGCTGGACTTTCTGGCGGTATAGTATTTGAAGGCCAGTCAAGTTGGAGATTTGTTGTAAGCGTATAAGCCGCGTAGCTTACATCAGTTGCCTGTATTACGTCTCCAGTAAACGGTGAGATATATGATGGCATTAAGTATCCAATACAGTGGCTTGACGATCACCGATACGTTGAACATCTTCAGCTTTAAGTGTTTGCATGATAGCTTGATATTGTGCTTGCCAAATAGGTGTACGCTCATCGTTCTTAAGGAATGGCATAGCTTGTAATAAAGAACCGTAAAGCAAAGCTTGTGGTGCGTATTGAGTGAACCAGTTAGTTTGATTGGATGAATCTAGTGGCTGTACACGTTCGTAATACAACACTTCAAAATCAAAGTTATCTGCTGGTGTAGGAGCTACTAACCAGTTTTCGTAATCGTAATCACAGTAAAATTTAGGTACATCTGTTTGTGATTGATCTGGCCAATATTCTCTTAAGTATTCATATTTGCGAAGCAATACAGGCTGCTTAACACCATCGATTGTAACGTTCATTGAAACTGTTTTGTGCCAGCGAACTGGTTTATTGATGATAGGGTTACTAGCAGTCATGTTTGATTCAACAACTGTTAAGTTACCTAAAAACTTAATTTGAGAAGCAATGACTTGCTCTGCTAACATAATGAAAAGAGGTATCTTACTTAATGTAGCTGTGTCTGTACGCTCTAAGTATGATTGAATGTTTTCAACTAAACTGTCATATGTCATTACTGCTGCGACTGTCATACAAAATTCCTCGTTCCAGATTTATCAATAATTAAAGCCATTTTTCTTGGCTTATCTGCAAAATTTCTTGGTATTGAAATATGCACCCAAGAATCAAACTCTCTGATCACTTGGTCATATTCAATGTTGCTTTTTAAAATTTCTTTTACTATGTCATTAGGTGTCATGCCAGGCACTCTAATATCTGCGGCGCATCCTAATACATGTTGTGACGTAGGCTTACCACCTACAGCTTTATTTACTTCTAAAGACCTATATGCAGAATTAACTATAATAGGTCTTCCTAATAATTTTCTTACTTCTTCAAGGAAGCGAGCAAGTCTAACAAGATTTGCTTTAACTTCTTCACTTGGCGTGTTATCCAATCCTTTGCGTTCTGCAATTTCACTGTCTGTTAACTCCTTTAAAGTAAAGTTTGGGCTTAGCTTCATTTCTTTTTAATGTGCATCAATGAGCGTTCGCCAAATAAATAGAAACCAACTGCACTTGCAAAATTATCTACTTCGTGTGTTGCTGTACCATTAAGATGCATAATGACCCATGTAGAAAGTACAAGAAAGCCTATTGTAGGGCGCATGAGCCTTATCACAGCTTCTACCCATGGATATGATGGATTACCACCACCAGCTTCATTCATGACCTTAAAAAAGTCTAGGTCAATTTGTTTCATCTTGACATATTGTTCAATCGTGGCAGGTTTAAATTGATCAGGTGCTATAAATTTATTAATAATAGATTTGCCCAAGTCAACTACAACTGGAGCAAAAGCTGTTAACATAGTTATTGGATCCATATTATTTCAACACAATACTTAATAATAAAATGATGATGGCGCCAGCAGAAGCCATAAGAATACTTTCTAATCTTTTAAGACGAGCATTGATCGCCTCATAACGTAATGCACAAACTTCTTCATGCGTACTTAGACGATGATCAACTTTTTCTACTGGGCCCGACATATCTATTTCCTTGTTCTTCCGTTGTTCAAATTTCTGATCGGAATAATCTTGCTTTCTTCCGACATTATTCTTCTTCTTTAGTCTCTTCTTGAGGAGCTACTAATCCTTGTTCTTTAGCAGCCTCTTGTAGAGCTGTGATTAAATGAAAAACTTCTTGATAGGGTCTAGTACCTAAATACCCTGTAATCTTGTTTGCTAAGTCTAGTGATAGTTCTAATTTGTTGTTCATAATCTTCCTTTATGTGTTAAAAAGCGTCCCAAGTATAACTTAACTTTTGACAATTTTCCTCTACTAAAATAGTAGGAAATAGTTACTTGTAGCACCTGCTGCTATAGTCCATGTTACAATAATCACGCCTTGCGCGCCAGCGCCACCGTTATATACGACTGGAGATGATCCACCAATGCCACCTGCACCGCCACCACCACCACCATAAAGTCCAGCAGAAGCTGTATTATTTTGGCTGTAACTTCTACCACCAGAACCACCGCCACCACCAACGGCACCTAAAATATCAGCGCCAGCACCACCACTTCCAGGCAATCTTGAGCCGTTGCCAGTTCCACCGCTACCACCACCACCTGAGAACCCAGATGTAGGAGTGCCGCTAGATGGGGTTGCAGGAGCACCACCTATTCCAAACGAGTTATTTCCGCCAGCGCCAGATGTGCCAGATACTGCATTACCACCAGCAGTGCCGCCACCATTACCACCGCCACCACCGCCAGCTATGGCAGAAATGTTACTACCTCCGCTACCTGTACCACCGTTACCACCAATACCATTTGGGCCACCAGCACCCGCACCGCCACCGCCTGATGAGTGGAAAGTATTAGTTGATGAAGTAGAACCCGCGCCACCAGTACCACCAGCAAAAGCAGCTGTAAGTATTCCAGTTATAGATTGAGCTAGACCACCAGCACCGCCAGTAGAACCAGCAAAAGAAGGGCCAGCAGTAGCAGTGCCACCACTACCGCCATTTGCACGATATGTTGTTCCGCCAATAGTTAATGTTGTTTGGCCGCCAGCACCCCCACCAGAAGCTGCTGTAGTTCCTGTATTTCCTATTCCACTAGTGCCACCAGCGCCAATTGCAATTGTGTAAGAAGTGCTTGGAGTTAATGGAGCATTTGTTAATCTAGTATATGCGCCACCTCCACCACCAGCACCACCAGCTCTATATATAGTAGTAGCATGTGCAGAACCAGCGCCACCACCGCCAGCACCGATTAAATAGATAAAATTGTTAGCAGCATTAAAGCCAGCAGGAGCAGTCCAAGATGTGCCGCTAGTAATAACGTACGCTTCATTGGTTGCTCCATCTGCAAATGCAACGTTATTGTTGTTATTATTATTGGTAGAGTTAGCACCAACCCAAAATGTAATTGGGTTAATGTTCGTGCCGTTAATATCTTGTACAGCCAAATAATCTATGCTAGTAGTTTTATTTGTAATTACAATATTACGTTGTGTTCCAGCTACCGAACTATCAACAGTAACAAGGTTACCTGCTGAACCACTAATTGACCAGTTTACAATGGTTTGATTTGCAGCGAATTCAACTGTATGTGCTACTGTTTTACTAGAAGATAGGGTGTTAAAAGTATTAGCGCCAGAGATTGTCAGTACAGAGGTGCCAGTAGTTCCGCCGATATTGAGGTTGTTATAAGTTAATCCCCCGCCTGCAAAAGTTCTTGATGTTGTAGATGTATCAGATAATGCAATGTTTGCTGTATTAACATTAAATGTTAAGTTTGCACCTAAATCCCAAACAGTTCCAGTTCCAGATAATGTCCAAGTACCTGAACCCATTGTTAATGTTTTTGTGGTAGAACCCGAACCAAAAAACGCAGTGCATGTAACATCATACCCATTTGCGTTAAACGTACCAGAACTTAAACTACCAGATCCACTAGATATAATATCGTTTTGTAATATTACACTTCCGCCTGACGCACTTACTGAGAATGAACCTATGGTTTTCCCTGCAAAGTTTATGTTTTGAGTTACACCAGAGCCACGAAAATTAATGCTCCCCGTATTGCTATAATTTAAACCAGAGAAAAAATTTATTGAGCCATAACTGCTAACTGTATTAGTTCCATCAATAGTAAATGCTGTGGTTCTGTTAGACACTCCATCAGCCATTTGAATGGTACCAACGTTCCAATCTGCATCCCAAGTAATAGTTCCAGCAGCTCCTGCTTCTGTAAACACAGCAGTATCTTGAGCTAGTGGAAAGTTATTAGCCGCAGGTGTTCCATTATTTGTTGTAGCCCAGCCAGTTGATGACCAGTTCTGAGTTCCAGCAAGATTCCAATAAACTGTTTTACCAGCATCAAATGTGATATTTGTATTGTTTAAAGCATTACCTAATCTAGTGCCTGACCACGGAGATGATGCACCTGCCGCTGTAACGAATCTAAAATCAACATCTGACAATGCTGCAATACTTGCTGCGCTAAGTGACCCACCTCCTTGGACGAAAATTCTTTTTGTAGGACTATTAGCACTACCTAATGTTAAAGTTCCATTAACCGTTGTATTAGCTGGGTTAAGAAGTATGATTCCATCCGATGCTCTAGAAGTTACAGTTAAGTTATTTACTGTCATTGAAGAGCTGTTAATGAAAATATTAGTTATTGCTGTATTTGTAAACGCTATATTATAAAAAGTTAATGGCCCAACACCCGTTGAAAAAATGTATGGAGACGTTCCTGTAAAATTAACAGTAGAGGTGCCAGCATTTAAAGTGTAACCTCCACTAAAGGTTACATAAAAAGGAGCTTCTTCAAATGATGATACATAATTTCTACTAAGATTAACTGTTGATGCGTTTAAATTTAAAGTTTTACTAGAGCTATTATTATTTGAAAAATATTGTGTCGCTGAAACAGTGTAATTTCCTGATGAGCTGGTATCAAACGTTCCATAAATATGATATATAGGCCCATTTACAGTTAGATTGCTACCTAATGTACAAGTTCCAGCTACATTTAACACAGGCAGTACAGTATTGTTAGCAGTTAACGTTCCACTTACAACAATACCACCGCGAGGATTATTGTTGTTAGGAGTGAGATATCCAGAAGCTGTTATAGTAAAACTTCCGCTAGAGGGAAAGGTAGCATTTGAATACGCATTGAACTCACCAAAAGTTCCTGCTCCAAAAACAATATTAAGGTTTAACGCTTGTGTTGCAGATACTGTAAATACTGGCGCATATATAACAGTATTAGTAACTGTGGCAGTAATTGTACCCGTACCTGAATTGCTATCTATAGTCGTTGTATCAGAATTAAATGTATTAAAACCGCTAGGCGCACCATACCCTCCAGGGCCTCCTGAAGATATTGACCATTTAGATGCGTCTGTCCAATTCCCTGTACCACCAACCCAATAACAATCTCTCTGTGGATACAACCCAATAACTACAGTAGCCCAAGGATTAGTTGATGATAGTGTAGAGCTTATTGAAGCATATGTAGTAAACGGAGTTGTTGCATCAACAATCAACATCCCGTTAATGGCAGTTGTCGTATTAGCGCTTGCTCTAAGTGTTGTACTTGCTGGGGTCGTAAAACTATTAGCGTTAGTATCATCTGTTACAAACGCACTTATCATCCAAGGATACTCACCGCCTGGCGAGTTGTGTGCAAATGAAGGAGTTTGTGCGGTTGTTGATGACCCTGTACGAATCGATGAGACAGCTGTGGGAGTAAAGGATGCAACTCCTCTGTATGCAACCATTACTGCCCGAACAGTAGCGTCAGTAGCAGTTGTAAAAGTAACACTAGATTCTGAACTTGTAGCTTTTCTATAATATACAGATAAGAACCTACCAGTCCCTTGTTCAATAAGCGCAGTCCATCCAGCTGGTGCTGTTGTAGCTACTTGACCTGTATAAAAAACAAAAAACACATCCCCAGCCGCATAACCCGCAGGGACAGGTACTACTGGACTTGTGCCTGTAGCAAATGCTCCCGCTGCAACAAATGACATTGCCATTATTCAATTGCCTTTAAATTTATAATTTCATCAGACACAGCAGTTGCCTCTTCATCGATGACTTCTATTTCTTGAATAACCTCTTGCAATTCTTTTGGATAAGGCTCAACTACTAATCCATCTTTTGTGTAAAAAACATTGTCTACAAATGTGTTACCAATCATCACTGGCAAATCATACGGGACCTCTACAAGAAACTCCCCATCGGGCGATGAGTCTGTTGCATTTGCAATAATCATATTGATAACTACATTGTTTTCAATAACAGCGCATATAGACATATACTAACCTTTCTACGCTTGTGTTGCTACTGCAACAACATCCCAGAATAAGTCAGTTGAATTGTATACACAGCCAACATAAATAGTTTTACCTGCTGCTACAGATAATGGCAATGTTGTGCCAATAATTCTGTAACCACCAGCTGTTGTCGTCCATGATACGGTTTGTGTTGATGCTGCATATAGGCGAATTGATAATTTTTGTCCGTTTGTAGGCGTTCCACTTGGAACTGCAAACGTTGCTGTGCCAGTAAGTAAGTAGTTAACTTGATCATATAAGTCTGAATTTGGAGTGACCGTGCCAGAAGTTGAAGCTGCAGCAAGTGATCTTGGTTCAATTCTTGTGGATACGATTGCACCTGCCACTTGTAAGTCAGCAGCGCCTGGGTCTGTAGTTGTTCCGATAGATACACCACCAGAAGCGTGGATACGCATACGTTCTGTGGAGTTAGTAGCAAATAACATTGGGTATCCGCCAGTTGACCATATACCTGCGGAGTATGCTGAACCAAAATCAGTGCCAGCGCTGTTATCACGACCTAAAAATAAAAATCCACCTGTATTGCTATATCTACTATAAACAGCGTTAGTGCCAGTTGTAGCAGTAAGTCTAAACATACTTACACCGCTTGTAGCTTGAACATCTAATATACTTCCAGGACTCGCAGTACCAATCCCTAAGTAATTATTAGTATCATCCCAAAAGAAGTTAGCATTGTCTTGTGTGTATGTACCAGATGCACCAGCAAATATAACTGAACCTGTAGTGAACGCTGTAGATGTTCCTGTACCGCCAGATGAAACACCTAGTGTACCTGCCAAAGTCACAGCACCCGTAGTCGCTGTACTTGGTGTTAATCCACTTAATGATGTTTGGAATGAGCTTACATTTGTTGTAGAGGCTTTAGATGCAATAACTTGAACTGCACCTAAGTTGTCTTTATAAAATAGTTTACCGTCAGCCGTGTTAATAGCTAACTCACCATCTACTAGATTACCAGCAGAGGGGACATTTGTTGTTGTTGTACTATAGTACAACGAAATAGGCGTGTAGCCAGTTTGTGCCATAATTTTTTCTCTTAGAACGAGCCTCCAGATATACCGCCAGTTGATGTTAACACACCAGTTGACGGGTTAAAAGTCAATTTTGTTGAGGTAACTTTTTGCGGTAAGTTACCTGTATTATTAGTCACCCAAGTTGGGTAAACTGTCGCGTTTGTTGTTGTATCGTCAGTGATATTAGTATTTGTTGCGTTCGTTGCGTCAACAGCATTAGTAGCGTTTGTAACGGCTGTTGTGCCTATCAATGTCACTACATCGGATGCGGTTGCGGCCGTAAATGCTGAGGTTCCGTTACCATAAACAATGCCAGTAATGCTTGTAACTCCAGTACCACCATGAGATACATTCAATGTGCCAGATAATGTGACAGCGCCAGAAGTAGCTGTATTCGGCGTAAATCCTGTAGTGCCTGCACTAAATGTGGTTACAGCTGAAACTGCTCCTGGTGTAGACCATGCTGGAACCCCTGCAACTACAGTTAAAACTTGATTGTTTGAGCCAATAGATATGAATGATGTAGTGCTAGCGCTTGTTTGATATGGTATTGAATTAGCAGCGCCACCAGCTATATTTGTAGCAGTTGTAGCGGTTGTAGCGGTTGTAGCTGTTGTAGCAGTAGCTGCATTTCCAGAAATGTCTATAGCCCATGTACCAGTAGCGCCAGTACCATCAGCCTTTGGAGCGCCTAATGTATTGTAAGATATAGTTTGCGCAACAGAACCATTGAATGTAGTGCCTGAAGCAGCGCCAGTGCCACTATTATTAAATGTCAATGAGTTTGTAGTATTTGCAGTAACTGTAGCAGATCCACCTAAGCTTATAGAGCTACCATTAATGGTGATTGAACTGTTAGCTAATTGAACATTACTAATTGTTCCTGATAGGTCTGTAGTAGGTATAGTTGCTGACGCTGTGAATGCAGAAGTTCCATTACCAGAAACATAACCAGTTAATGTAGCCGCGCCAGTGCCACCATTACTTACACTTAATTGGCCTGATACGGCGTTTGTTTGATTAAGAGGTACTGAGTTCCATTCTAGTTGTGTGCCACCAGCATTAACAATGAGTGACTTGTATGCAGATCCTAATGGTAATTTAGACCATGTATTTGCAGCAGAGCCGTAAAGTAAATCACCTGTTGTGACTGTGTTTGTGCCTGTACCGCCGTTTGTTGCAGCCACTGTTCCTGTAAGTGATATAGTTTGTCCAGTAACGCTAATAGGTGCTGCGCCCACATAGATCACACCTCCACTAAATTGAGTATAGGTTAAAGTTGTATACCCAAGAATCATGGTGTTAGGTGCGGTAGTCAATACATGCGAGTCACCTGCGTTTAAGTCACCATCTCTAGTATAGTAATAGTCACCTGTGCCTACGCCATTAGTATTAGCAGGGTTAACTTGGTTTGAATCAGATGCGCGCTCTAACTCCCAATTAGTTGAACCAGAGCCTATATCAGTTACTTCATATACACCGTTCTCATATCCTGTAGTTTGCAATCTAACCATGACTCTATCGCCCACGGTCATCGCAACGTTATCTATGACTAAAGCAGTCTGGGCTCCAGCATTTGTAAGTTTTGAACCAACACCAGAATTAGCGCGAGTGTTATATGCTAGACCTGAAGCATTAGTAAGACCTGAAATCTCAGCACCACCAAAAGTAAGCGATAAAGTAAGTTGATTAAGTGCTGGAGTTGAGTATACAAAGTACGCAGTATTAATGACCAAGCCATTTCCTGCTGTGGTATATAACCAAATTTGATCGTTAACAGACAGCCCATGATTTACTGAAGTTGTAACAGTATTAGTTCCTGTGATGTCTGTGATATTAAATGTAGTTCCGCCTTGTGTGTATGCGGCATTTAAATTGCCTGTTGTTTCTGCTAGCACTGGATCATGAATATGTAAGCCAGCAGTAACTTGATTGTCTACATATTGTTTTGTAGCTGCTTGTAAAGCTGAAACAGGATCAGCATTTAGTGTGACTGTAGAACCAAATAATGCAGCACCAGTAAAATTAGTTGTGCCATTTACAGCAAGCTTATATCCATTATCTGTAGATGTATTGATTAAGAAATTACCTGTGTTTCCTTTAATTCTTGAGCGAACATCAGTTGTTTGAACGCCGCCAGTAAAGAAAAGTAAGTCGCTATTTGCATTGCTTGTACCTATAAATAGGTTAGCAGATTGACCAGTTAATCCTCCGCCTGTATATACATAACCAGAATTAGGCGTAAATATTGGATAGGTAACAGAGTTAAATCCTGAGCTGTTCATACCCATATCAATAAAGTATGAGTTGACGTCTGAGGCGTCGTTGTAAGCCACAAAGTCAAATGAGGCATCAGAACCGCTATTTAAGTTGACACCATAAACCTCTTTATAATCATTAGCATTAGCTACAACTGCTTGCAGTGCTGTTGTAAATGGCGTGTATGATGTAACACCAGAACCCCAAACTTGAAGTAATGTAGATACAATTGGATCAGTAAGTGTTTTGTTTGTAAGCGTTTGTGTGCCAGTAAGTGTAGCTACAGTAGAGTCAATCGTCACTGTAACTGCACTTGAGCCATCATAAGATGTGCCAGTAAGTCCAGTACCAATTGTTAATGCGTTTGGATTTACTGCAGTAATTGTTCCAGAGCTACCTAAGCTTACTGCAGTTCCATTAAATGTAACTGAGCTATTTGTTAGCGAGCTGTTACCAATATTACTTAATGTATTGGTTGATCCGCTAATTGACTTATTAGTAAATGTAATTGAATTGTTTGTTGTAGCAACTAAAGTGGTATCAACAGCTATAGTTATAGGAGCCGTTCCGTTATAGCTTGTTCCTGTAAGGCCTGTGCCAATAGTTAATGCGTCAATAGATGCAGTGACACTAATAGATCCACCAAGGCTTACAGGGCTTCCATTAATTGTAATAGAGCTGTTATCTAGCGCTGCATTAGGAATAGCTGTTAATGTATTTGTTGCACCACTAATTGATTTATTGGTTAGTGTTTGTGATCCAGCAAGCGTTACAACCGTAGAGTCAATCGCAATCGTGACTGCAGTTGATCCATTAAAGCTTGTGCCAGAAAGACCTGTGCCGATTGTAAGTGGATTTGCAACGGTTGCGGTAATAGTAGCAGTGCCACCTAAGCTTATAGGCGTACTGTTGATTGTAATGGTGCTGTTATCTAGTGATGCATTTGGAATATTTGTTACTGCATTAAGCGACGCGTTAATTGTTTTATTAGTAAATGACTGAGTTCCTGAAAGTGTTGCTACAGTAGAATCAATCGTTATTGTTACGGCTGATGATCCATTATAAGGCCCACCAGTTAAACCTGTGCCTGTAGATAATGAAAAAGGATTTGCAGCGGTGATAGTTCCAGAACTACCTAGTGCCACGGTTACGCCGTTATATGTAACAGAATCATTTGTAAGTGATGCATTACCAATATTAGTAAGCGTATTGCTTGCACCACTGATTGTTTTGTTTGTAAGTGTTTGTGCGTCTGTAAGTGTAGCTGTTACAGTAGGATCAATAGAAATAGTTCCAGTGGTTGTAATTGGTCCACCAGTAAGACCAGTGCCTGTATTAATTTGAGAAACGGTACCTGTAGGTCCAGTTCCGCTAGACGCTGCAGTAATAATACCTTTTGAGTTAACAGTGATGTTAGCGTTTGTATATGATCCAGGAACTACATTTGAATTTCTTAATGAAATAACAATATTAGAACCAGGACCATTGTCTACATAGTCAATAGGAAGAACAGTGCTTAAGTATCTGCTATTTGGGAATAATGGGTCGTAATTAACTAATACAAAATCAGCATTTAATAATGGGCCTGAAGCGGCCGCAATAGCACCAGTAGTAGTCTTTACGGTAATACCGCTTTGGACTATAGGTACTTGCTCGTTACCTACAAGAGGGTTGGCATTAGGTAATTGGGTTATCTGTACGTTTGCCATTTTAGTCCTGAGATTGTTCTGGCAATAATGGCGGCGTAGTTCTTAAGCCATCCAAGTTACCATCATTTTGTATTTGTTGTGTATTGCCTTCAGTAGATATGATATAACCACCATATTCGCCTGTAATAAGTTCATTAGGTGTTGTAGCTATGCTTACATCTGGGCGTGGAAATCTTAAATTGATACGTTCTGTTTTGCGTGCAGCAAGACGATATGGATCCATTTGGTCTTTGCAACCTTGACCGCATACTCTTAAACCAGGGAAATTAAAATCTGATGAGAGCTCAGCAAGTGGTCTCTTCATCTTGCAACGATCACATACAGCTATCGCAATCGTTGAAAGCCCTCTTGTATCTAACCATTTTGGCATTATCTAGTATATACACTTATGTTAGGCGCAAAATAAATTGGCGATCTATCTCTTTCTTCTTGTTCTGCATCATTAAGATATTGAGCTGCCATTTTCTCTAAATACTGAATGCGATCCATAGGAACTTGTGGCAATGATAAAGCCATTCTATGAGCTAACATCATGCATACAGCTTCATACCAACGTTGTGGCACTTCTAATTCATCAGTTAAAGCACCTACATCCATGATTTGACGTGAGTACCATACAGTCATT